CAGTATTTGTATTATTGATAAAACTAGATTTAAGTTTTCTTCTTACTAATAAAGGATTATCAGTTTGTGTTTCGCCTAACGTACTTGTGGTCATTCTTACATTATCTTCATACTTAATCCAATGTACTCCGTCATACCTATAAAGTCTATTAGGTAAGTAATCTGTTCTTAAGAAAAACTGACCTTCAATAGCACCATTAGGAAATGTAATTCCAAATCCATATGGAATTCCGTCTGGAGGAATTCCATCACCTGTTAGATAACCTATGTAATAATTTTTATTAGGTGTTGCTAAAACAGCACTAGCATCAAGCAAATCAGAACTAGCATCTATATTGTCTATTGAAGTATCTGCAGGAGTTGCTAATCCGCCTGTACTTGTACTTACAGGTACGACATAAAATTGTTCAGTTTTATATCCGCTCTTTTCAACATCTGCTTGTGCTTGTTCAATAATTTGATTATTAATTTCTATATTTTTCTTATATGTTGATAATAAATCACGCAATGTACTGCCATCTTCTGCGCCACTATCAGCATCAAGAATTTCTTTAAATTCTTGGCTATCAACAAGCGGAGAACATTTTGCTCTGACTAAATGCGGGTACCAAGTTTGACTATAACCGCTTGCAGGACGAGTAACTTCTGATACAACGTAGAATCTTTTTAATGCTACAATACTATCATCTAATGCAAATTCGTCTTTTTGGTGGGGCAATTCAATTACATCACCTGCCATAATTTTTCTACCCAAAGCGTCAAAACTGCTACGTAGATGAAAATTAATCATAATATTATCGTTGTTTAAAAATAATCCAAACTGACTTAGATTAAAATCTAAATCTTGTAAAGTATATATTCCGCGAATAACATAAACATCGGGATCATAATGTCGATCTCTGTTTTCCATAAACAATAAATCTTGTATTCCTAGTTCAGGAATAGGGTTAGAATTATTAGGGACAGCAGGTGTGCTTTGACCCTCTTCCGGGTTCATTGGACCTAAATACTTATGTACAAATACATCAGTGCCGCCTACTTGAAATTCTTCGTTAATTACACGATCTATAAATTTAAAATCATTGCCCTTTTCCGGGCGGTACATTGAAAGTCTTGGCATAGTATTCTATTTATCGCTAAATATTAGTATGACTGAGAACGAAAACGAACGCCAAAAAATAGTAGAATACGTTAAAACAATGCTAGGGTCTGGCATGATTGACGTTGAACTTGATCCTATACATTACAATACTGCTATTGATAGAGCATTGGCTAAATTCCGCCAACGCAGTAGTAATGCAGCAGAAGAAAGTTTTGGATTTTTGACATTAGAATTAGACCAAAATGAATATACACTACCCCAAGAAGTAACTAATGTTCGTCAAATTTTCCGTCGTAGTATAGGCAGTAGAACAGGCGGCGGACAAGGCGGTACATTATATGAACCCTTTAATCTAGCATATTCTAATACCTATTTGCTGACAAGTACAAATATGGGTGGATTAGCAACATATTATGCTTTTGCTAGCTATCAAAAATTAGTAGGTAAAATGTTTGGTAGTGAAATCAACTTTACCTTTAATAAAACTACTAAAAAACTTACCATTATGCAGCGTCCTAGAGCTGAAGAAGAAGTTATGCTGTGGTTATATAACTATCGCCCAGACTTTAATTTAATGCAAGATCAGTTTGCAGGACAATGGTTAAAAGATTATTCATTAGCAACCGCTAAACTTATGTTAGGTGAGGCTCGTGAAAAGTTTGCTAGCATTGCTGCACCTTCTGGAACAACACAATTAAATGGTGCTTCACTTAAATCTGAAGGCAAAGCCGAAATTGAAACACTAGAACTCGATCTAATAAATTACAAAGACGGCGGAACCCCACTTACTTTTGTAATCGGCTAACAAAATATTGACATATTAACGTAATTGTAATAAATTATAGTATTACTCGGGGATACTATGATCATAGGTTTTGTAGGTTTAATTGGCTCAGGAAAAGACACCGCTGCTGATTATTTGGTTAATTTTCACGGATTTAGACGGGATAGTTTTGCCGGTACTCTTAAAGATGCAATATCATCTATATTTGGTTGGGATAGAACTCTATTAGAAGGCCGAACCACGCAAGCCCGTGAATGGCGAGAACAAATTGATCCATGGTGGGCAGAACGATTAGGTATGCCTGACCTAACACCAAGATGGATTCTACAATGGTGGGGCACAGAAGTTTGCCGCAAGGCGTTTCATAATGATATTTGGATTGCTAGTCTAGAACATAAACTATTGACTAGTAATGATGATATTGTTATTAGTGATGTACGTTTCCCTAATGAAATTTCTGCTATACATAATGCCGGTGGATTAGTAGTAAGAATTAAACGTGGTGAAGATCCTGACTGGTTTCCTGCTGCTGAGTCATATAATCGTGGTCCAAATGGTAATTCAACCTGGGCACTTGGCAGACAAAAATTAGAAAAAGCTAAAATACATGCTAGTGAATATTCATGGGTAGGTGGCAAAATTGATCACACTGTGTTTAATGATACTACTATTGATTCATTATTTGAACAAATTAAAAATCTGGTCGAAGATCTCCCTGCCGCCAAGGCAGTTTAAGTTTGTGTAGTATGCGTTGGCAGTTAGCGCATACTGTTTTTAGATTGGTATATCTACAGTTTGTCGGATTTCCATCGACATAAAATACATTAAACTGCTCTGAATATTTAGAAGTAAAGCCACATTTATCACAAACAGATTTTTTAGTATATCCTGCTTTCTGCCATAGGGGAATACCGTCCCTCCTATTACTAGCACAATGATCACATTTTGATCTATAAAAAGTTTGACCGTTTTTATAATAGTTAATAGCAACAGGTCTTTGACCACATTCTTTACATAAATCTCTCATATAGCGCCCTTTTTGCTGCCCTTTTCATTTGTATTTAACACCGTGTTTTTTCAAATACTGACTAAATAATTCAAGTAATCCAATTAGGAGATAGTATATATGGCAACATTGAATTCACCAGGCGTAAGCGTATCAGTAATTGACGAGAGTTTTTATACTCCGTCAGCCCCAGGCACCGTGCCTATGATATTTGTAGCGTCAGCTCAAGACAAAAAAAATGCAAGCGGAACAATTGCACAAGGTACAACAGCAGCAAATGCTGGTAAAGTATGGTTAATGACCGGTCAGCGTGATTTAGCTGATACATTTGGTGTTCCACAATTTTACACTGATGCAAGTAGTAATCCATTGCATGGTGATGAATTAAACGAATATGGCCTACAAGCAGCATATAGTTTATTGGGTGTAAGCAGCAGAGCATATGTTGTTAGAGTTGATCTCGATACAAAGAAATTACTACCATCAAGTAGCATTCCGCATGGCGAGCCAGTTAATGGAACACTTTGGTTAGATACAGCATCTACTATTTTTGGAATTAAAGAATGGAATGCTTCAACTAAATCATTTACTGTTAAAACTCCGTTAGTATTAGATAGTGATGCGTCTGCTTTAAATTTAAACGGATCTGCTCCTAACGGTAATTTTGGTATTCCAGGCGATTATTGTATGGTGGTCCCTAACAGTAATCCTATCATATTGTACTACAAAACTGGACCTTCAACTTGGGTTGAAGTACATGATACATTTGATAGTGGAAAAAATTTACAAGTAAGTCCGCATTATGATTATCCAGAAACTGCTGGTTGGCAAACAGGTAGTGTTTGGATTACTACTACCGCTATTAGTAATGGTGCAAATTGGAGCGTAAAACGATATAACGCGATTACTAGTCATTGGGATACCGTATCAGCACCAGTTTATAGTACTTTATTAGAGGCTACATATTCTCTTTCTGCTAAAGGCGGAAGTGATATTCCAGTAGGTTCATTATTTGTTGAATACAATGCTTCAAATACAACCACTGCTAACGCTGATTTTAAAGTTTGGAGACGTAAGAATTCAGGTGCTACTACAATTGTAGGTAATGATGCTTCTGGAAATCTTACACTTGCCGGAACTTATTCATTTAAAATTAGAGCATCAATGATAGGTTCGGGTTCAATGTGGTCTGAGTCTACTATTACTTGGACACCAGATGATAATACAACTGTAATAGCGTCAGTTATTCCTGCAAAGATAGCAGCATCACCATTAGCTGGAACTGTTGATGCAAGTTATAATACAGTAACTAAAAAATTAACATTTACTCACAAATTAGGTGGAACTATCGAATTTGATGATGTTACTAATGCTCCTATTGCTCTTTCGTTAGTGACCTCTGGTGCTGCAATAGCTAATTTATATAACGCACCATCTGGGGATACTGGATATAATTTTATTGCAACAAACTGGTCACCTGCTGTGTATGAAACACATACATATGCACCATATACCACTCCAGAAGATGGACAACTTTGGTATAGTTCTGTACATGACGAAGTAGATATTATGATTCATGCTGGTACAGCTGGCTGGGTAGGATATCAAAATGCCAGTTCTCCTTTTTATGGAATAACAGATCCAGCAGGTCCTATTATTCAAGCAACTGAGCCAGTAAATGGCGATCGCAGCGATGGTGATAGTTTAGCAACAGGTGATATGTGGATTGATACTGCTGATATGGAAATGTATGGTAAAAACATCTATGTTTATAACAGCACCATCACAACAGGTAGCAAATGGGTTAAACAAGATGTTACAGATCAATCAACACCGAATGGTTGGTTGTTTGCAGATGCACGTTGGGCAACAGCAGGTACTACATTAACTCCTTCAACAATTACTGCATTGTTAAGTAGTAATTATTTAGATCCAGATGCTCCTGATCCTGCTATCTATCCAAAAGGTATGCGTTTATTTAATACACGCCGCAGCGGATTTAATGTTAAAAAGTATATTACCGGTTACATTGACATTTATGCTAACGGTGGATTAAACGTTCGCTATCCAAGGTCTGCGCCCCAGGCAATGGCTCCATACAAGACAGATCGTTGGGTTTCACAACACAATGTAGCTGAAGATGGTTCAGGTGTATTTGGTCGTATGGCACAAAGAGCACAAGTTGTTGCTGCATTAAAAGCTACTATCGATACAAATACAGCTATTAGAGATACTGATACCGTTGTGTTTAATTTGATTGCAGCTCCTGGTTATCCGGAAGCTATTCAAAACATGGTTGCTTATAATGCCGATCGTGGAATTACAGCATTTGTT